TCGTCATGTCTGGGAGCATTCTTCCACTGTCCACGGTTTTGGTCCCACTCTTTAGTGTAGTTCTCAAAGGCCTCCACCACATACGAACACTTAACTGGGTCAATCCATAACAATGGCATCATTTCTCTAACTGCTTGGATACCAGGTAGGATATCATCACGAGGTAATATCTTCTGCTTGGTCATACCCAGGTCTTTTAGTTGTCCTGATATAGATTTAGCTGACCCTAGCTCACGCTTCTTAGCGTCATGAGGTAGCACAAACCTCTCATATCTGTAGTTTTTGTCTCGCAGTACAGCTACATAGTGGGCTAGCGACTCACCTGTATTGTGGTAGTGGTCTATAAGACGAACTTGTCGACGTCCCGAAGCACCAACATCATCTTGCCAAAACAGCATTTCGAACGTGTCGTTTATACCGAGGTCGAATGAGACCACAACTTTTAGCTCAGGTTCAAATATACTCTCCTTAATACGGCCTTCATCACGTAGCTCTTTCAATAGTTTACCATAGTAGGCACCATCACGTGCTTGTGAGAATGCAGACTCAGGATTGTAGGGATACTCTTTATCAAAATCGTCACCTAGTTCTTCCCTCTTTGCGTAGCACCACCACTTCTGCTCATCAGTCAACACTATGTTTAAATCTCGCTCAACTAGTTCAACATAGCTTATATCTTCCTCCTTGGCTCTAACTGGTACTGTAAGTGTACAGTCAGTGTCATCAACCCACGACAGGAAGACGTCTTTGAAGTGCATCTCTGAGCGAGGGCCTATATGTGTCTCAGCGGTTCTCCACTTCTGGGCAAACAGGTTATCTCGTCCCTCAGCAGTAGACTCAATTATAACTGTGTTACCGGCCTTAATGGCTTGTAGTGTACCACTATTGGTTTCCTTAGCTCTTTCAGGTGTCTTATTTGATATCTTACCTAGCTCTGAGATGTGTAGTCGTGTCAATGTACCAGAACGGAAAGAAGTACGTACATATATCTTTGAACCATTGCTAAACGTAGTAACCTTTGAGTTATTTACTATTCTAATTACTCCTAGGAAGCTTTTAATAGCTTCGTCCATATCCTCCCATGCGTAAGTAACACGTTCCAATAGGTCGGTGGCAGCATCTGCATCTTGTGCCATCAACCCAACGTTACTATTATCTATAAACACAGCGTCGTCAAAGTAGCTAATGAGCCACAGTGTACTTATGCCTTTGTTGCCTCGATTTGAGAACTATAAGTCTCGCGTGATTTAAGCTTTCAGCGTATACTATATGCTGAGCCCTATGCAGGTTGAACCTGATAGGTGTTCCGAACTTATCCCTAATTGTATATAGGTTGTTCAGCCTCCATAGCTTAGATGGGAGGTAATTTAGTATCATGTCTTCATCTGATACAGGGGGCTTCTCGAACAGCACCTTATCTTTTATTACTGTAGTACCTCTGTATATCTCATCGAATTGCTCGCGAGTTATATTCAGATACCAATAATCCTTTTCAATCTTACTCATATGTAGCTAGCTCCTTTGTGTGTTTACTATATAATGCAAACTGTTTTACTTGATAATCTTTTAGATTAAACTTATCCATATATCTCATGATATAGCCTCTCTCGCCTGTGCGTGTGCCAAACACTTTGAGGTTTCTTTCTATCTCTTTGGCGAAAGCCACAGCTGTTTTGAAATCTATACCATTACGTCTGTTGTAGGCTTGTAGATAGGTAGGGAGTATCATACAATTAGAAGACTCATAATCACCCTCTACATCTATTCGCTCTATAGACATCTCAGAGTTTTCAAAACGCCCCTCTGCCCATTTAGCGAAGGTCTCGTAGTCCTCCCACTCTTTACATACTCTTATGCCTCGTCCACCATAACTCTTATAATCTTTGTTGGTAGGACTATTACATCTACTTTTTATACCTGACCATATATTGTGGCATCTATTTTTCCTATTTTCTCCGTGCTTATAGGCTCCATTACGCATCCCCTTGTTGCTACAAGATGGACAGAGCTTACTGACTGCATAGATATTTACTTTCCTAGCCTCGCCGCAGTCGGTGCATTCTACCATGGCTAATCTAACCTTGTTTTTGCTGTTCTTATGTAAAAGACCCATACCACAATCTGATAGGACCTTTACTCCTTTTATCTCTTTCGCTAATGGTTTTAATCCCATAATAATCCTTTGTATAAGGTAGCAGGTGTTCAGACACTGCTCCTAGGTATTCAGTTTTGATGCGCATCATGGTCTGAACACCTAGCAACAGTGAGGGTATTAACCCCTCATTGAATTTTTAAACATGCTCAGCTTAGACGAGTTAACTGTGGTTGAGTTATCCACATGAACATTAACGCCTGAGTTGTTGAATATGTTATTGTAGGCACTACTGAGAGAGTTTGTAATAGATACCCATTCAGAGGGTTTTAAATCATCACGTGTTAGGAACTCTTCAGCCTTACCTAATATAAGAGAGAATGTGGTGTGGAATTCTGTGTCTAGTACTTGTAGTCCAGTCAAACCTTCTTGCACGGCTTCTAGTTCTTTAACTACTCTTGTAGGTGCCTCTGTTTTGGCTTTCTCTATAACGATGTCTAGTACCTCAGGAGATATGGTTCTAGCCTCTGCTATCTGAGCATTGCTCTTCTCTTTTATCATAGACTTCTTTATTGATAGTACTTTCTGGTAAGCTACTCCAGAAGTCTCTGCTATTTCTTTAGGAGTTCCACCTAATGCTAACAAGCCTTTTGCTTTTAGCTCTCTCTCTTCTTTTGTCATCGTATACCCTTTGTATCTTGATTTTATATCTATTATATCATAGTTATCATTATATATAGATTAATCATATTAATCTAAATATTCATTGACATCTAAGAGTAACTATGTTATAATATAGATATATATGAGTATAAGATTAATCTCTTTAATAAATACTTATGGTAGGTGGTAACTCTTCCCAGTTTGTCAAGCCACCTACCCTAAGTATTTAGTACTTAAAACCCTCCATACAAAGGAATTTAACATGGAACAATATCAAAAAACAGAACAAGAAGATGCAAACAGAGTCACAGCTACGGACCACTCAATTGATGGCCCTACAGCGTTTGACACTAAAGCATTTTTTACAGAGCACCTAATCAGAAATGAAACTGGAGGCTATGATGTCAAAGGAGACGACCTTGACCCTATGCAGTTGGCACTGCTAGAGGTTGAAAAACGTCGCCGAGGCTCACAAGCTTCCATTAGTAAGGAGAAAGCTAGAGCAGACAGAAGTGAGCTTGAACTACAGAAGGTAAGAGAAATCATACCAACTGTGCAACACGTACCAGCAGTAGATGAGTCATTAAAATACTCAGACCCTGATGAATACATCAAGCAAACACTAGAAGCCGCTAGAGCCAATCCATATGATGAGGCGTTCAATACAGCATCGCAACAGGCTGCTGACGAAGCAGGACAGAGAACAGTTGAAGGTGAAATTGCACAATTTAATGCAGACAACCCTACAACACAGATTACTCTCGAAATGTTAGAGTTAGATTTACCTCCACGACTTCTTAATGAATTCGCACAAGGTAAACTAGCTCCACAAGACTTCCTCGGGCAGGCTGCTACGATTATGTACAGCCCGACAGAGACTCACAACGTAGAAACCCTAGCTCAGCCAGACCTAGGTAACGTCGGAGGTCAAACGGCTCCATCTGATGATGGGTCAAATGAAGCATTAGCACAGAATTATGCTAGTGCTATATTTTAATTAAACAAAGGGCATAACATGGGAGCACAAGCTAACCAAACATCAGTTGTGACTTATGGTTCAATCTTAAAGAGACGTCAATGGATGTTGGAGGGGCTAGTTCAAAAAGCCGCTACATCATGGTGGGCAGGATTTAAGGGTGCATCTAAAGACGCAATTGTATTTATTACAACAGACGCATCAAAGGGAATGGGACATGAGGTCGTATTTCAATTCGGCGGTAACGCAACAGGTGCAGCTAAGCTGGACAAAGAACGTTTACGTGGTAACGAAGAGCAAAAGAAACAATTCTCAGACAAAATCAGAGTTAGACGTATTAGACACGGTCTTGACAATGGTGATGAATTTGATGCGATTGACATTGGTAACCAACCACTATCTCAGCACGAGAACTCAAGAGGCTTACTAGCTGACTGGTATGTAAGACAATCTGACCAATGGCTATTTGATGCAGCTCAAGGTAGACTTAACAACGAACAACTTACTCATATTGTTAGACCTAATGGTAGAGCAACTATTGGTGCACTTACTGCAACTGATATATTCGGTTATGATTTCTTGGTTAAACTTGAAACTATCATCAAAACTTCTAAAGGTTATACAACTGGTGGTAAGAGACGTAGACTTGACCCATTTGAATTTGCAGGTGGGATGAGAAAGTACTTACTTATTATTGATGCTAAACAAGCTGAAGACATGGCACTTGATACTAAACTTCAAGCTATCCTTTCACAAGGTGATGTTAGAGGTAATGATAACAGATTAATCCGTGGTTACATGGGTACATTCCGTTCATTCGTTATTGTAGAGGGTGATGATTTCCAAGGTGAGTCTGTATCTAGAGCACTAGGTAAGACAGCAGTTGAAGTTGCAGGACTTAGACAAATCAATGAAGATGGTATCTTCTCAGGTGAAATCGGTTTCGATACAGCTGGTAAGAAAGTTGCTTCTAGAGCTCTTGTTCTTGGTGCTGGTGCATTACAACAAGCATTTGGTAGACAACCTGATTACAAGTATAAATCATCTGATGATTATGATATTACAAGTGGTTCAGCAATTGAGATGTGGACAAACGTTCAATCAACAATCTTGAAAGCAGAAAACACAGATTACACTGAAGCTAAAGTTGCTGGGTTCCAATATGGAATTGTTGCAGTGGATACTTTCAGTCACACAAACGCATAAGGAGTAAGATATGGCACAAACAATTAACCTATCTTCACAATTTGAAAACAACCTCAGACGTGTGTCTGAGGTTGGTGTAGCTACTTATCCTGCTAAGGTTTCTGTTAATGGTGACAGACTCGGGCAAGCAGATGAGTTTGCTAAGAAAGGCGACTTATACCAAGTGTATACTATCCCAGCTGATAGCATTGCCACTGTGTTTTACATAGTAGTTGATGAAGCATTTGACGCAGGCGCTAAAGCAACTCTTAAAACAATCGGTGGAACACCTAAGACTATCTTAGCTGATGCTGATTTAACTAAGGTTGGAGCTATTGTAGGTACTCTTAAAGACGCTTACTTCGGTAAAGCTGATGGTATATCTGCTGTATTCTCAGCAGACGTAACTAAAGGTTCATTTAGAGTTGTAGCTGAGTTTATCTCATGTTCTACAAACAATGGTATTTACATAGACCTACCAAGTCTTACAGTGTAAGTATATAGAGTCCACTTAGGTGGGCTTTATTATATTTATTAAAGGAGTATAAATGTTAGTTAAAACGATTGTAGATGCAGCTCGTTACAGACTAGGTGACAGAGATAAGACTGGTTGGCCTGACGATAGACTTGTACAGCTAGTTAATGATGCTCAAAAAGATATCTGTAAAACTACATCTATACACCGTAGAATTACATATATACCTCTAGCTAATGACCAAGTGCTTTATCCTTTGCCTAAAGATTGTTATGACGTAGAGCGGCTAGAATATATGGGAGTTCAGTTGCCTATCTATTCAAGAGAGGACCTGGAGAACATCAAGAACCCGCCTCATAGATTTGCTATTAAGTCAAACTTAAACCGTTCACTAATTGAGATATACCCAGAACACACAGACTTAGAACTGTTTGAGGGGTTCATTGTAGGTACTGTGTCAGCCTCATCAATTATTGAAGTTGTGCCTCCCGTAGGCGTAGCCGCTACTAGTAATGACCCTGCTATTGTTATTGAGCAGTCAATGGGAGTTGTTACGCACCTTACTGAGTCAATAGATTGTCATGGTAATACAGATTTTGGTTCTATCGTAGGCTCAAGCCTGGACCTTAAGATGGTAGTTCATAGCGTTAGTGATAATCAAGACCTAGGCGTTCTTTGCGATGTAGGTTTTAAAGCTGGAGACGAGCACTATGGTTTCTTTGACCATATGAACAACATTTACTCCCAAGGAGTCTATGGATTAACAACTGATGTGCTTTTCCCTGAGTATTATATCACTGTGTTCTACGTAGCTTTACCTCCCATAGTTGAATTTTATAATGGTGCATTAGTTCTAGATGATGTATGGGAAAAGGCGCTTATTCACTATGTGGTAGGTATGGCTCGTCAAGATGATAACGACGAGGGTAACTACAAGCTAGGTGAAGCAGAGATTAACAAGTATGATAAAGAAGTTGCTAAAGCAAAAAAGATATCAGCTAAGAGTTTCACATCACAAATAAGTGGAGTGAGAGAAACAACCTATAGAGGTTTTAATAAATTTACAGGAGAAAGAAATGCAAACAGCTACACCGACACCAACGGTTCCAACACCCGTGACTACTAATACAGCCAATTGTGTTAGTATACTCAACAAACAAATTAAGGTTAAAGACCTAAAGTTTATGAAGCAACTCGGTGGAGTTGAAGATTTACTTTGGGGCTTTGGCTCAGTAATGCAGATTAGAAATGGACAGGCAGTCACTATTACATTGATTAATGCTGACTCTATACCTTACGATAATACTACAAGCGTAAAGTCAATCATTGACCAAATACTTGTTAAATACCCACTATAGGAGATTAGATGGTACATATACATAAAGAACTCGCAGTAAGTGAAGACTTTGCTTGGGGTTGGGGCGTAGTTTCTCAAGTAAGAGATTTAATTACAGGTGGCACAGGCCCTGTTGATTATCATAAAGTTAATGCTAGTGTTATACCTGCTTCTGATGATGCAGGAGCTCAAACTAGTGATGTCCAAACAGAGCTTGACCTTAGATTGACCATAGTTAATGCTAACAAGAAGTTTGCACTGCTAGGCGGTTCGCAGACTCAAGTATTTAGTGTTGCGCCTACTACTCAACCTCATCACGCTGTTCCACAAAGCCAAGTTACTTCTCAGATTGCTGCGGCAGTATCAGGGATAGCTAACAACTATGCTAAGAGAAACAATGTATTAGGTTTAGACCAGACTGCGCCATTTACACCTACTAAAGATTATCACCCAGCTACTAAGTTGTACGTAGATAATAAAATTGTAGCAATCGGTGCTGGCGATATGGCTAAAGCTACTTATGATAAGAATGATAATGGCGTAGTAGACAATTCAGAAGCTCTTGGTGGTATCGCGGCTAAAGATGCATTTATGTATAGAGGCACAGGAGCTGCCCTAGATGCTAATTCGCTGGTTGAACAAGGTAACTGGTCAGGTACAGCTATAACTAATGCGCCAGACGACACAGCTACCTTGATTGCCAACTTTGTAGGTGCCCCAGCAGGTATGGCACTTCAAACTGCTTTCTCACAAGGAACGGGTAGACTATCAGATAGAGTATTTGATGGCTCGACTTGGGGTGCTTGGAATGTTGCTCTAGACCATAATGATATTATTAATAACTTTAAGGGCTCAACTAGTCCTTATGCAGTGGCAAGCGCTAATGCAGTTAAGAAACTTCACGGTATGATACAAGGGATTGAAGGTGTACCAGTTGGCTCTATTGTAGCATTTGGAGGTAACATCAGTACTATACCTGCTGACTGGAAACTCTGTGATGGTAAGGGTATTACACCTGACTTAAATAATATGTTTATCAAAGGTGTAACTGACCCTAACCATGTTAATGCTACTGGTGGTACTAAAGCAGCTACTATGCCTAGTCATACGCACGCAGCTAACCACGGGCATACAGGTACAGCAGCAAGCGCTGGTAGTCACTTCCACAGTGCTCGCCATAACCATACCGGCAGTATATGGAAGTTACATGTAAGTGGGCATACTCATTTTGTATCAACTGAAAAACACCCTATCCCTGGCAATCAGGCTACTCCAGATGTTGTTATAGGTTCATTAAGAGAGGGTACAGGCGCTAAGTGGGACGTATTACAGCCAGTACCACCTGCAGACCCTAAAGCACATAATGTAGGAACAACTAGGGCTGGGCAACAAGACTTAAGTGGACCTGTCGTTATTGACCCTGTAACATTTAATACAGGTTCATCTGGTGTACATACTCATACAATCAGTATACCATCAGTAGCTATAAATACGGGTTCAGCAGTAGCAGTTGGCGATAATGAACCTCCATTCTACACATTAATGTACATAATGAAGATTGCATAATGCCAGTAACTCCTCCAGGAAGTGGTACGATAACTACCGCAGATGAAAAACTTATTAAGTTTTGGATACATAGCGAGTGCTTGCTGTGTGTACCTACTGGAGGTTACAACTCACTAGTGTATGTTACTGGTTCAGCTACAGTAACAGAT